TCTTAAAGCAGATATTCCCTTATTGCTAGATGCATGTTCTTTAGCATACTGACAAGCATGATCATAAAAAAACTGGCCATCGGTAGTACACCATATAGCATCTAATTTTTCCAAATAAGGAGTTGCCATTTCAAACAACTCCTCTATAGTATATTTTTGTAAATTCATATTAAATGTCTTGTACTAGTGTCACTATACCTTTGCCGTCAGAACGTCCTTGTACGCAACCAAACATGACAGCAGCAGAGAATATTGATCCGTAATACGCTGCCTGGTCTTCATTAACATAAATCTTTATGTCTCCAAGTGCTTTTGCAACACAATCTTGTTGCCATCCTACGATACCCCAACAGTCGGTAGTAGCAGTAGCAGCACCAACAGCTTTACGTGTAGGAGTAGCCGCATCAGCGTATACAATAGTATAACTACGCGGAATAATATTAAACCCATACACCTTAGCCACGATACCTGTTGCTATATCCTGATTTGTAAGACTTTTGTTGTAGTCTAAATTTAAAAGTTGGGCTTTGTTTACTTCAACAAAATTCCAATATACTTTCGAAGGCATTACCATATATCTGTTTTCCATAGGAACATCGTCTTCGTCAAGTTTAGCCGCAGCATTAGCAATATCAGCTAATAAAACGCCTTTTACAGCACTTGTTCCACCAGGAGGCGCTATAGTACTTGTCCCTGTTCCTGTTGTTAATATAATTTGCCCGCTTGCGCTTGTTAACCCGGTTCCAGCCCAATTGTATAAGGCTTCTAATGCCAGCCTGTTATTCAACGTCCTAATATGATGGTTAAGAATTGACTGCCTTTTATTATAATTTACTTGCAATTCTTCAATATCTCTCATCAAAATAGGATCAGTCGTAAATTCTGATAGATCATAAGTATTATCTGTATCAGTTCTTTGACTTATAGTAGCTGGGAAAACAGACCTGTTTTTTGATACATCAGGCAATGCCCCTGCTTGTGGAATATGAACAGTTTTATTATCGACAAAAGCATCATGTGATTCTGAAAATCTAACAAAATCAACTCCTGCAAACAGTTTTTCTTTTATGGTACTTAACCAAATTTCTTTTTGAATTGCCATTTTATTTATTTATTATTATTTTACACTAAAAAGTCCCATTCTAAAATAACAGTTCCGGCTAATACTGCGGCTGCGTCACCACTTGCAGCCCATCCATCTGCTACATTAAAATAAACAGTATGGTCATTTGCTGCTGGTATTGCTAAATTTGTTGTAACAGTAGCAACTTCAGCTGTTCCATTACAATCATTAAATGTTTGTCCTGTCATTATATTTTCAAAAGCAGCTGTCCCATCTAATGTAGCGACCTCCCCACTGGCAATTGTTGTCCCTAATCCACCATCAGGAGTATCAGCTGTTATATGAGCTTCTGTCTGCGTTATAGACACGCTCATGTATGATCCTTTAATAATTATAGCACCGGCAGGCAATGTGTATAGCAATTTCCCAACTGCTAAATCAGCCCCACCAGCTATTGCCGGTAATGTTGTGCTTATTGTTAAAACTGTTTTGTGGGCATGGGCATTCCCATACTCAACTGCCGTAACGCCAGTCGATGCCGTCCCTACATTTACTGATGTTTTTGCCGTAAAAGTATCAGCATCGGCGCCAAATGGTTGTCTTATTGTATCTGCCATTTTATTTATTTATTTTTTTTTGTTAAACTTCAATCCAAGCTTTCCCATAAGATTTTTTGCCAAGCTCATTATATCTTTTTGGATCGCTATTTCTTATTTTGTTTAATTCGCCAGGATCATTTTTAGACCATTCTATATGACCCCAATTAGCTTGTACATCTGATAATTGATCTTTTGGATTAAGCATGTTGAGAATATTAGGTGCTTTTAAACTAGAATTTTTTATTACAAATTTTAATCCATCAACATTGTCTTTGAACTGTGCCTTTAATGCTTCACGATCTTTTTCTGTAAATGTCCCAATCATTACAGCCTGATCAATTACAGAATCTAATAACTTATCAGTCAAATCACTTATTTCAGTGTCTTTTTCTTTAACGATATCTTCAACTTCATTTTTAGAATTTGTCAACTCTGTTAATTGATTTGAAACATCAGTTTTATCCTCTAAAAGTTTTGAATTTTCAGATTTTAGAGTTACAATTTCTTTATCTTTTTCAGAAATTGTATTAGAAACCTTTTTATAATCATTTATTTTATCAATTGCTTCGACTTCTGTCGAAACATCCAATGCTTTTAATAAATTTTCCATTGTATTTTTATTTGAATTATTATTATAAGTTGCTGCCACCGCGCTTATTATATCATCATAAGACATTTCGTTACGAATGTTTATTTTTCTAGGGTTATCAATTATTTCATCAATTAAATTATTATCCTTAGCTTCATTGGCATTATACCATGTTTCTGCTTCTAATATAGAGTCACATTCAGCTTTATTTTTTTTAGTCCTAGATTGCATAATATTACTTATCGAATCCCTGTTTGATATTAAACATCTTTTTATCTTTTCGTCATTAGTTGAATTTATCGTTTCTCCCATTAATGAAGGCTCATGATACATTAATTGTGCATAATCAGCCATATATATCCTATCCCCTGTAAGCAATATAATAGCTGCCATTGATGCGGCCCTGCCATCGTTATATGTTCTAATTTCTGCTTCTGAATTTAAATTTGCAGCAACAATAGAAAGACCATTACCTACGCTCCCTCCATCACTATTTATTCTTTCATGAATAACTTTTACCCCGTCTTGATTTAATTGATATATCTCTTTTGCTATTGCATTCCCGTCCAGTTCTTCTCCTATGCCACCATATAAAAATATGGTAGCTTCATCTTTATTAATATCTACTACATGTTCGTATGACAGTTCTGCTTTTTCATTAGAGCTTTTTTCAAACAACATGTATTTTATTTTATTATTATCAAGCCATTCTTTAGCTTGAATTGATGTCCATTTATTTGAAGGGAACCTTAATGTTTGAGCGACTGAAGCCTCTCCCTCTGCTGTTTTAATAATATACCAAATAATATCAATTGAATTTGGTATTTTAACCCCCTGGACTGTACCATTCCCTGACCCCGAAGTACGCCTAACCCTTATATGTGGCATTTCAGGATTTTTTAACCTAGCTGCATGTTCAGATTGATATGGCATATTTTTATTTAGACTAATTAAAAACAAAGATATAATATGTCTTATATATATGCCATTTACAATACTTTATGATTGCAATAGTTGCAGAAAAAATAAGAAATTTTAAGTTAATCCTCTTTATTAGCGTTCTGATAGTCTAAATAAACTGATCTTTCAGATATAAATAATTCCTTTGAAATACGTTTTATTTCTGTTGATTTGTGATTGACGGCATCCAGCCGGTCCTTAATATATTTAGCTCGTTCTTCCTTAAGAGTCATACCCTGCCCTTATTGTATTGTTATCAATATCCATATCCCTGGTTAAAGTAGCAGATAACGTACTATCTGATATCAATATTCCCGTATCTTCCTGTGATTGCTGTTCTACAGCACAAGAAAAATCTATTTGCCAATCAATAATATTGTCATGTACAACATCTTGACGTTCACTAATTCTAAGTAATGGGTTATAATACGCCTTATTTGTTCCTTGCAATCCTTCTATGGCAAAATAAACCGTGTCAATTATAGTATCAATAATAGGGAAAGATACAGTTTCGTTTTGCAATTGCCAAAATGCGATATGTAATGTTATTATAAACGACCCTCTTTGTTGATTTGTAGCATTTCCTCTTGAATTGTCCCTAGATGGTTTTAATAATGTTTTATCCCAATTCATTTGAGAGAATTCAACAAAAACAACAGGATAATTATGTTGCCGTTCTTTTGTCTCATTGTCTAATTGACTGTTCCATATCTGCACATCTTTAATAGATGTAGCGTTTGCTGTAATTGCCGTGTTTATATCATCAAATATTAGTTTTTTTATACTCATCGGACTGTTATTCTTAATTTTTTATATATAAATGAAACAATTTTTTTATTTAAAACCGAACTATCACCTAGATATTCTCTTTTTGGCATTTTAAACTGCTTACCATTCCTAGTCCTTATTGATCCACCTTTATTATGAACCTCAGCATATAAAATACCTTTTGTACCTAATACTATTGCCCTCCACGACTTGCTTAAAACACCGATTGATCTTCGTAAATGCCCTGATGATATTAATATACCTTTATTTCTGCTAATCCTTGTTTCGCGTTTTCTTTTAGGCCAACCATTTCTGCTTGAATTGGTAAAGCCTCCCCCATTTTGTGCGCCCCGCCTGAATGCTTGTAAAAAATGATTCTTTGCCATATTCCCTATTGCAATTGGGATAGACACCTTTAACTTATTAAATTCTTTTAAGTTCTTATTAAATCTAAAATCACCTTTTTTAGTAATCATTCTTTTGGTATTTCAAATCCAAAATTATTTTGTTTAAATATTTTATACTTCTCGGCTACCTTAAAATAAGGATGTGCATATTCTCCAGTTGCTGGGAATATATATTTATCTTTACCCGGATTAAACCTAAACATTTCAGGGACTATGCTCTCTTTTGGCAATTCTATTTTATTTGTCATCTTAGTGTCATCAGGCATTTGAATCAACAAACATCTGCATTTATAATGCAGGGGCGGGGTAGCATAATTCCAAAATGGATCATTTACGTGCCTTGTCATTCCGTCAAAAGGAGCACATATAGGACATGTCGCCTCATCTTTACTTGTTTGATAAGTCAGGTATGGTAAAATGTTTTTTTCTTTCTCTATCTCCTGCCATTGACTTGTCGCATATGCCTGCGTTATAGCTGTATCATATTCAGTTTTTAACCAAACATCATTATATATATCAAATATTTTACTTGCATCTTTTTTAAAATCATTAAATGCCCTTTTATACCCGTTTTCATCGAATATTACCCTTCTAATATCAAGTGTTTGCTGAAATGTTTTAGCAGCACTAAAAATATATACATTATCGTGTAATGCCTTTAATGTTTCAAAATCACCAGTATGTTTTACTTGCATTAATGTTTCTCCAAATCCCTGATAAACCCCTTTCTCTAATTCTTTACCAGTTTCTTGATATAACTCTTCTGAGGGATTCCATTCAGTAATAAATGAATTCCATATTGAATTTATAATATTTTCTTTATCTATTTTCAATCTTCATATGTTGTAATATATAGCCACGTGCCTCCATAATTGCCAACAAAAACATAATGAATTGTAGTGTCATATGCTATAGCATTAGTATATATTGCTGATCCTGAGTATTTTATATTATATGTAAGCCCATAACTAGCGTTACCTGTTACTTTTACACATACGTTCATGTTTATGTTTGTTTCAGCATCTGGTAAATTAATATAAAACGTGCCACCGCTATCTGTAGTAACATTTATAATAGTACTATAATTATCTATATCGTAAGTCCCGGGAGTAGTTATTGTAGTTATTATGCCTCCTTTTAATATGTTGTTTAATGTCGGGCTATTATACATCAATGTCCCTGAAGAGGCACTACAAACGCCTCTATTTTTCTCATATGTATTTGCCGTAGACCCACTTTCTAACGTTTTTAATCCTGAAGAATCATAAGACGTTGTTTTAACATAATATGAGTCAGATTTTGTATGTGCATCAACTTTCAACAATTCACCATCAAGCATAATCCATCCATCAGATATGTCACTCCCCGCTACTGTGCATCCTGATACAATATAATCAGTGCCAAATCCCACAAGAATACCATTTAATGCTTGATACATCCCTGAATCACTGAGAGATTGCCCAAGGAACCACCTTAAATCGTCTAAAACTATCGGGATTCCACCATTTGATGTTGTAATTAATTTATTCATTTTAATATGTTATTATTGAATATGTTTTTCCGGCCAACTTATATTTTTTTATATCTGATTCAAATTCTGCTAATCTTGTCCCAAGTAATCCTGAAGGCACCATTACTATAAAATCATAACTATACGAACCGCCTCCCTTATTATAAAAATAACTTACCGTTGATTGCTCAGTCCAATACGTTGGGTCAGTTGGGATTTTGTTAGTATGCCCTAAAATACATTCATATATTTTTGTTAAATAGACAACCCTTTCCCCAGCAGTATACGTGCCTCCTGTTTCATAATAATTATATAAATAAAACGGCGTAGAGCTTTCAGACAGATTATATAAAAACTTAGTCGTAGTAGTATTTGATAATACCTGTATTCTTGGTTTATTGTCCGCATTTGTTAATAATACATTATCTTTTATATAAGTATCATTTGCAACATTATATTCGTCAAATTCAGATAGTGTTGGGTCATACTTTTTATTTAAGAATAATTCTAAATAAAGCTGCTTTGAATCATATTTTAAAAAATTAGAAATAATCTGTGTAAGGTTATAAAAGTTAGAAAACATTCCTAAATCGACCCACTTTGACAAAGTAAATGATTCAGGGACAGCAATTTCCTCACGACATAAATAATAAATATTATTAAAAATATAATTATT